ACGTTAAATTGTTTACTGATGCAAATGACGGCACAAATAACTATGTGAAATTAGGTATTAGTGATCCCGTAACGGGAATAGGGGGAGAAATCAGTTTTGGAAGCACCGCTTACAGTATGACTTTACAGAACCAACTCGTCCAAACCGTATCTTCACTAGGCGATATTGTCAATCGTCGTAATCTTTCTTTTGGGACTGGATATACAAGTCTTCAATGTGGAATAATAGAAAAGACGGCGATCAATGCTGTTACGAGTGGAACGACTACATTGACTACCGCAAACGCATTTCAAACGACCCTTAATACGCCTCTTGCAGCGGGTCGTATCTTTGTATTACCCGCCCCGTCTGCGGGAACGATTGGACATTGGTATGGTATCTGTAATAAATCCACCGTAAATACAATAGCGATACAGTATCCCGCCGCCACTACCATTGCTACTATTGCCGTTTCCCCGAGTGCAACGAATGGTGGAACGGTTGCGAGATTTGCCGTGGATTATACTGGAACAACATACAGTCGTATAGGATAATCTTTACCTATTGTATGGACACAGAACAGCAAATCTTTTGGACTTCCTTCTATACCTTTGCAGGTGGGTTCGTGTTAGCATTGTTTGCAATTGCTTACAAGAGCAAGTGTGATAAGGTTAATCTTTGTTGGGGTATGATTGAGATACATCGTGCCGTAGATATTGAACTACGGGAAGATGTAAGAACAGAAAATCCAATTAGTGAAGACGTTTAACCCTTGCATACATCACAAGAAAACGTTGATAGACTGACTGAGACAAAAGGTAGAGGTAGAACCCTAAGCTGTAAAAGTCCATTATAAAATGAAGATAGAAAATATTTTATCTTTCTATTCTATAATGGATTTGAACGAGATTTTTACGAGTAAAAATATTACTGAAAGTTCAAAGAAACTTTATTTAGCAAATCTTACCCGACTTAACGGGGGAGTAATTAAAAACCTCAAATTCTTGGACAATGTAGATGCAGTCAAGGAAAAATTAGAAAAATATAAACCAAATACCCAACGTAGTTATATCATCTCTATTGTCTCACTTCTAAAATCTCTAAAAGAAAAACAAAAGAAATACAGTAAGTTGTATGATAGTTACTACGCTATCTTGGACGGCATGAACAAGTCCCTGAAGGACAACACGGAGAAGACAGAGAAGGAAGAGAAGGAGTGGATTGGACAAGATGCAGTCAAAGAAAAGTTTGAGACAAATATGAAGGTCATTGAAGAACTAAAAGATAAAAAGAAACTAACTACAGAAGAGTATGAGAAACTTCTACATCTTGTTGTTTTATCACTGTTTGTCTTGCAGAAACCACGACGTAACAAGGACTATCAAGATGCCTACATTACCAAGAAATATAAACCTGAACTAGGAACAGAAAAGAACTTTTTTGATTTATTTAAGAATGAATTTCACTTTAACAACTACAAGACACAAGGAACTTACAAGACACAAACATGTGAAGCGAACCCTTTACTTAGGGAGATTATAGACTTTTATCTTAAATTTCATCCTCTAAAGGCAAAACTAAAAGAAAAGGATGCACTCATTCCTTTGTTAGTGGATGAGAAGGGTGAACCATTTACACAGAACAATTCTCTTACTCGTATGCTTTATAAAATATTTGGTTCTAAGATTGGATCTAGTATGTTGAGAAAACTTTACCTTACTGATAAGTATGCCGACGTAATGAAAGAGATGAAGGCAGACACACAAGCTATGGGAACTTCTACAGGAACTGCACAGACAAACTATATCAAGAAAGACTGAGACAAAATATAAGAATATAAGAAATGAAAAAAATATATTTCTTATTTCTTATATTTTTAATCTAATCTTTCTATAATGGAGTGTAAAGAACAAGAAGATGCTTTGAAGTGGTGTCTTGCATTCAACCAAGTCAAACGAACCCGTTGCGAACCACTCTTACAGGAATTATCCCGATGCTTTGCGAAGACCCTTCTTTAGAAATGGAGACAAAGTCTTACCTTTAATTTTTTGTTTTGTCTCAATTTGTTTTTTTAGGTCAGTAGGGTCAATCTCTGCAACGGTCAAGGGTGTAGTCTTGTTCACACGAACAGTGGGTCTTAAGACGGGGTATTGGTCTTTGTCAGCTACATCAGTCCATTTTTCCTTGAACCATTGTTTTAGTTTCTTTGGTTGGTTATCCTCACGGTATTCACCACCGAGCGATTTATATGTTCTAACAATCCATCCACTCTTGTATGCACTGGGTTTGGAGTAGATGGTATTGGATCGTTGTTTGACGGCATCATACAGTTCTGTGTCCACTGGGGTAGGCATATAGATATCACTTTATTTTTATCCTATCCATATAGCGACAAGTGCATCGTTAGGTAGACCTGTTGCTTTTTGTGTATCTTTTATCATTTTATTAAACATTTTTAAATCCATCATCATGTCTTTCATACAGATAATTCGTAAGATGATCCAACGACCGCAAGTGTTGATACCTTGTCTCAGTTTCTGCAGTCTTGCTTTATTATAAATTAGTTTGTATCCTTTGGATGATTTCATGAGATTTGTCATGTAGTCTTCCGCTTGTCCAAGCATCTGGTTACGTATCTTTCCCAATAGGTTCTTTTGACCATCAGGGCGAACCCCGTAAGGATTAAACCATTCAATGGTCTTGTTATATTTCATGATACAACACCAATGACCTTGATTGTTTTCGTGTTCCACTAAGATAACTCTAAAATCTCTTTCTTTAGGGAGAAGTTCATCAATATGTCTATAATTTGCAAGTTCACTATATTTGAGTATCTTGCTTTCTGCACCATCACCAAAATACCGAGCGATGTCCCCATCTGTTAAGCTGGTTCCAATTCGTTGAACAATTGTATCCTCATCTAAGGGTAAAGGAGATTTCATCATGTTATCTGTATTCACCATTTACAATAAGGACATATTATTTTTTTGATTATTTAGGCAATAAGTATTTTAATTCGTTTATTTCCTAAAATAAAATCTAAAAGTATATTATAGATGGTAAACTATGAAAATGACTACATTTGGGGAGAACAACAACAACAGAAAATATTTCCAATTTTAGAAGCGAAATGGAAAGGTTTAAGACCCCAAGGAAGATATGCAAAGTATGATGCGGTGAATGAGACAACTAATATAGAAATTAAAAGTAGAAAGAACTCTTACAATGCATACCCTACTACCTTACTTACTTTAAACAAGATCAGTGATACAAGCAAGACTAATATTTTTGTTTTTAATTTTGTAAAGGAAGACCAGAATGAGATTTATTATATTGAATATGATGAAGAAAAGTTTAAAATGTATGAACGACGCATGTTCTCACGTGCAAAGTTTAAGGCAGATGAAAAGGAATACATCTATATCCCAATCAAAGACCTTATTTTATTAGATGATGAATGGATAGATACAACAGTAGACACAACATTCGTAATAATCTAAAAATAAAATATACCTATAGATTATATGTCTCATGTAAATCAAAGTTATCTTACTAATCTTATCAAGGATTTGCACAATGCAGAACATGAACTCTTTAATCCTACTCACAAGACAGATGATGAGAAGTTGGTCAAGTTGTTCCAGATGAAGGCGAGACAAATCAGTGCCTTAAAGTTTAATGTCCAAAAATTAGTTGAACTCATAGAAAAAATACAATATCAAAAAGATAATCCTAAGATTAAGGTAGTTGGTATTTAGTTCTTTAAAAAATAGATTTAAAGGTGTATCCATACAATAAGTATTACGATGACTGAAATCACGATGCGTCTTCCTATTGAAATTGCAAATGCTATCTACTCTTTTGTAGGTAAGTCACCCACTGCAAAAATTATTAGACAACACTTGAAGAAAACCGAAGCTTGTATCTGTGATCTATGTCTAGAAGAAACAGAAGCAAAATATTTCATGTCTTACGCTAACAAATGCGATATGTGTTACGTTAGAGAGAACCCTGAACAAGATACTGGATTAGGACGAGGATGCGATACTTGTCTTAAAGAACTTCACATGTATAAATGGTGCAAAATTTCAGGTCAAGGAGGAGGAGAATACTGTATAGAATGTTATCAAGAGATGGAGATGGAATAAGTATAGATAATGTGATTAAGACAAAAATGAACTTAAAGGCATATCCATACTTAAAGTAGGAAGATGAGCAACATGTCTAAAACGGAAATCAAAGAGATGAGCCTCAAAAGCGAGATTAGCAGACAGGTCAGCTTGAAAGAGTGCGAGAAAAAAACCTTGAGTAAGATGAATGAACTATTTGCTGAAAGTCTGTATGAAATGGATGAAAACAAAGTCCCACGTGCAGTGATAGATAGTCTAGTGTGGAAATATGTAGAGATTAATCATTTGTGGTGGAATGGAGATAGTGAGAAGTTAGGTATCTACTCTACTATCCAAGATTATACCAACAAAGCAGGTAAAACATTCAAAGCACACTACTCAAAGCATGGTCATTATATCTGCAAGGCATCCAGTGATAAACCTATCAGTTATAAAGGATACTTTGAGATGAAACCTGAAACATTTGATTATTCCTTAAAAGACAAGAAGATTGAGTTTATACCTAAACCATTGAAAATCTAAATACAATAAAAGAAATCTAAGTATTTGAATAAGAAATCTAAGTATTTAAAATAATCTAATACAAAATAGATTATTTTAGATATAAATAGGTAGAAATTAATTAATTTTTACTTTCTATAATCTATTTTAAGTATTTGAAATCTAAAATACTTATTCTATATTTAGATTTCTATATATAATCTATACTTTATTAGATTTTTCTTCTTTCTTTTTAGATTTTTCAGCATCTAATTTAGGTTTTCTTACCTTTTGATAATATTCTTTTTTCTTTTCCAGTAGAGCTGCATATTTCTCTGGATCTTCTTTTAGACGTTCATGATACTTCTTGCATTTATCTCGGCACTTATCAGGGTGTGCTTTTTGGTATTCACTAACCCGTTTCAAGTGATTATCATATTTTTTTGCCTTTTCTTCATCCATACTTATAGTATGGATATTTCTTTAACTTCTTTTGTCTCGGTAATTAAAATGTTGGTCTATAGTATAAATGTCTCTAAAGCATATTGAGAACAGACGTGATCCTACTATCTTTGGTGCAGACTTGAATGTTTTTCTAGGTGATGTAACGGTTAATGGAGATTTGACTGTGTTAGGAACCATCAATGGAAACTCTGCACAGGGACAGAACGGCAACAATATATGGACTGGAACAAACGAATGGAGTGTATATAGACCACAGACCAGTATTACATTTGGAGCAGGGTTCAATGGGGTTAATTTAGTTCAATCACAAAACCAACTGGCGACACAAGGAATTACCAACACAGGGGCGACTTGGACTGGAACAAATACTTTTGTAAATCCATTTACAGTCCAAGGAGGGGTCAGTCCCGTTCCCGTAGCAGGAACAGATGGAGTTCAAGTTGTCAATGCTCAGGCTATCATGACAACAAAAAAGGCATCTTTTTTAACAGCAAATCAAACATGGACAAACGCAAATGTGTTTGAAGTTTTACCTATCTGCATTGACCCCGTATTAGGTGCAGAAATTGCTACAAAAAATTACGTGGATACAACGACCGCCGCAGTAGTGGTCGGCAAATCACAGACCGTCGTATCACAGGCAACCCTTACGGATACATTTGCGACTTCTCTTGCAGTTCAAGTTCAATGTATTGGGGGAGGTGGTGGATCAACCTCAGGATTTGACCGAGCAAACGGAAGTGTTGGTTGGGCGGGTGGTGGTGGTGCTACGGGGTCATTACTTATCTTAAATCGTGCGATAGGGGGAGTATCACAAGCGACTTGGGGGATTGTTTCGGGAGCAGGCGGAACGCCAGGTATAGGAACTACCCCGCCCGATGCTTATTCAGGTGCTGGTTCTTTTACTGTGCTTAATCTTCAACCAACTGCTGCTTCACTTGGTATAACACCACCGTTCAATGTATTCGGGGCGGCGGGTGGTAGTGGAAATACGGGATTTGCGGGGGATACTTCAACGGGCCCAAGTCTTGGAGGAATATATACAAATATTTTGAATACGATTGTAACCAGTCCATTGTGTTCTGCAAGTGGGAATGAGGGAACCCTTGGCGGCCAAGGCGGGACACAGAGTTCAGGTATTAATTTATTTGGGACTGGCGGTAGTGCCGAGACAAACGGGAATGGATTTCAGGGGAGGCTTGGAGGATATTGTATTACAAAATACATTGGATAAATACTGAACCATTTGGTTCAAAATAATATATGTTCATAGTATAATGGCGTTAGCAGGATTGGATGAGTTAGATTTATCTTGGACTTTGCGAAATGCCCTAACGATTAATAACGATGTAACTGTTGAAGGAGATGTCAATACGACAGGGGCAATCTATGATGGAGGAATACCGATTACGATCACAGGAGATAACAATGTATGGACGGGTAACAATTTGTTTAAAAACTTTCAACCAACTTTTCTTGCCCCCGTAGCAGATGAAGATATGACAACCTTTAACTACATGCAAACAACCTTTACTGGGGTTGGTGCGAATTATCTTCCTTTGAACAATAATTGGACAGGATTTAATAACATGAGTAATGGGAACCTACCTACAATTACAAATCAGGCAAACGCTGGAAATGAAATGGTTAATTTAAACACACTCAATGCATATTTGGCGACACAAACGGGACAGTTGACCACTGCAAACGTATGGACAAAACAAAATACTTTTACAAATAAATTGAATGTTCCTGCCCCTTTAACACTTGCTCAATTTGGAAACAAAACCTATGTAGATGCAGAGATAGCTGCTTATAATGCCGCTGGGGGAAACATTGAATATGCAGAAATCC